GGCCCAACCGGAGACGGCTCCTAGGCCAGCGCGCAGGCCATCATCAGCAACGCGCACAGGGTTCGGCGCACGACCAGGAGGCCGAGGGCCAGCGGCCAGGCGACATACTTGAATAGGTCCAGGACCACCGCGGCCGAGGCGAACAGAACGGCGAGCAGGGTGTTGTCGATCAGCGAGGCGATGGCCAGAGCCACCGACGTGGCGGTCACCCCCGCCAGTGCGGCGACCATGGCGAGTAACGGCCAGCGGTGGTGTTGTTTTAAGTGGTGCATGGTGCTTCTCCTTGGGGATAGGCCCTACCGAGTTGCCGCTCGGCGGGGCCTTCTTGTTTCGAGGCTTAGCCCCAGGCACGTTTCAGGTGCGACCAAATTTCGTCGCCGTTCTCGATGTACTGGTGCACTTCCTGCTCCGGCCGCCGGTCCAGGCGGAGTACGGCGAGGCAGTCGTCCCAGAGGGCACTGTCAAGCCCGCGCAGATCGGTAAGCGAAAAGGGGAATGCGCTGCCGTTGTAGAGGCCCAGCAAGAAGCGTCCGACGATGCGGCTCTGCCCGGTGCAGCGTTGGGCTACTGGCAGCAGTCGCTGGAGGGCTTCAACGCCGGCGGTGCGGACGTATGGGCGTTCTGCCTCTTCCACCGCTAAGCGGTTCAGGTCATCTCGGATACGGTCATGTGCGGAGCTCATGCGCGCTCTCCCAACTTGGCCACGCGGGCGGCCTCGTATTCGCTTGGCAGAATCTCCACCGCACCGGTGATCCAGCCGGACGTAGGTTGGTCTGCAGCTACGTTCGCTTCGTGGTCGGCCTGGTTGATGGAGAAGCCGAGAACGAAGTAGGCCACGCCCTGGTGCTCAAACTTGATGCCGCCACAAAGCAGCAGGCTGCCGGTGTTCAGGTTGAGCCGGTCCCAGTAGTCGTGGGTGTCCAGGCTAGGCGGGCAGTGTTCCTTCCATAACTCGCGCAGGCGCTCGTGCTCGGCTCGAATAGCAGCACGCTGCTCCTTGGTGATGCCCTTGGGTGGCACTGCCTGTTGGCGGAGGCTGCGGTAGCCGTACTCGTCAGGGCGGCACCAGTGGACGTCCAGCTCGCGGCTGGCGGACAGCTTCACGCCGCCGGCGTAGTGGGAGATGATGTCGCGCATTGGGGCGATGGCACCGCCGAACAGCTTGCCCAACTCGACCAGTTGCTCATTCAGCAGGTCTTTCGCCTGGTAGAACTCCCGGACGATGGCCACCACCTCTGGGGCTTCGGACTTGTAGAAGTAGTTCGACATGGTGGTCCCCTCAGTTCGCAACGACGGCGTGGATGGTCTGGTTGCCCGGCAGGCGGCGCGCCAGGACCTGTAAAAGTTCAATCTGTTCTTCGCTGCATTCGTCGATGCAGATGACATTGGCGCCTCGATTCGCGAGCCACCGTACCGAGCGCGCCAATGCGTCAGGTGTGCAGTGGCGGCCTACCAGAATCTCTTGCTCGCTTTGCCCGTCGGCCTTGGCGATCTGGCGCAGGCGGATGGTCTTGCCGGTGGCGGGTGCGCCGCGTTCTACTTTCAGTTGCATGGTGCTTCTCCTTGGGTTGGTTGCCCGGACGTTGCCGCGTCCGGGCGGTGGGTTTAGTGCAGTGCCACGGTCAGCAGAGACGGGGCGTAGTAGCCGGCCAGCGCGAGGGCCAGCAGGGTCAGGCCGCTGACGGCCAGGGTGACCAGCGTGTCGATGCGGTTGCTCTGGTAGAAGTGGTCGTTGTCGTTTTGCATGGTGCTTCTCCTTGGGGTTGATGCCGGCGTTGCCGCGCCGGGGTTGGGTTAAACGAGCTGGAACAGCCAGCAGCGCACTGTCCTCGCGGAGCCGTGGGCGTCGACGGCGATGGCTGAGTTGATGGGCTTGTTGGTTTCCAGGAATTTCGGCGACTTGCTGGTCTTGAGCACGCGCTTAAGGTCGCTGAGGTTCGGCAGCTGCTGGCGCTTGTTGGCCGCTGTCTCGACGAACTCGTTGAGATTGATGGCGAAGAAGGCCGACTTGCGGGAATGGTTCAGCTTGCCGCCGGCATCGCCCAGAGGGCCGTTGAGGAACTCGACCATGTCCCAGAACTCGCGCACGAGGGGATGGTCGGCGTTGATAGCTTCCTGTCGCTCCTGGGCCATGCGCGCTACCTCGGCGTGGACCAGATCGGCGCGCTCATCGCTCAACGGGACCACCAACTGGAGGGCATCCACCAGGCTGCGCAACTGAGCGTGGTTCTTGGCGATACGCACGGTACGGATACCCGGTAGGGCCAGCAGCTGCTGCTCGTAGCCAGAGGTACGCTCGTCCAGCAGCTTGAGGACTTGAGCCTCGGGCTGCAGGGCCTTGATCAGAAAGCCGCTGAGCTGCTCAACCGGCATGCGCTCCAACTGCTCGGCGAACAGTTTGGTTTCCGGTGTCTGGTGCTCGCGGGTCAGGTGCACATGACCCAGGCGCTGTAGGATCGGCTCCGAGGCGTTGACAGCGTTGTTCTGGGCGATCAGCAGGGCTGCCCGGAACGGAGGTTCGCGGGTGTCGTTGCCGTTGTTCTTCACGCCGGTGGAGCGCACGCTGCGCCCGTTGTAGGCGGTCTTGAGCTCGTCCCAGTCGAAGTGCTTCACCGGGGCGCCTTCCTTCTGCTCGCGCTCGGACTCGATCAGCACCACCGGCAGGTTGCCGACCTGGGCGAAGTTCCGCGCCCGGCTGGCCGGGGTTGCCTTGGACGGGTCGAAGCCTTCGTATTCGGTGCGTCCGGTGGTTTTCCAGAGCAGCTCCACCAGAGTGGTCTTGCCGGAACCGGCTTCGCCGATCAGCTCCAAGAACAGGTAGGACTTATGTATATGGCGGATTTGCTCCGCATACAGAGCTCCCAGCCACCAGGCCAGGACCACAGCGCCGCGCACGCCGAAGCATTTCCAGAACAGTTCGAACCAGCCTTCGTTGTAAGCGCTGAGGTCTGGATTGATGTGCAGCACAGGTGACTGGCTCTGCGACTTCACGCTCAGCTTGCCGACGTCGAAGAAGTCCTCCTCGTTGAGCTTGTGCACCTTTCCGCCGGCGATGGCCAGGTCGTTGAACACGTAGACGCCGTGCTCGCGGGTGTAGCCGATCCAATCGATGGTGTTGACGGTCTTGAGGTTGTCGAGCTGTAAGCCGAGCATGCGCTCCAACTGCTGCGGGGTGCCGGTGAACATGGCTCCGTTACACTCGTTCAGCAGACGCTTTTTAAACTCCGGTGCGGCAGTTATCTGCGAGGCGGTGAAGGTTGTCTTAATGGCCTGGGTGTCTGGTCGATCCACGCGGAAGTAGTACCAGGCCTCTTGGGTCACGTCGTTGCGCATGTAGTACAGCGCCTGGAAATTGCAGTTGGCGATGCGCACCACGGAAGTACTTTGGCGCAGAGCCTTGTCCCGCCGTTGCTTGTCGCTGAGCAACTGATCTTCCTGGCGATCAGAGCCTTCCAGCTCGCGTGCGGCGCGTTCGTACTTCTCCAGGTCCAGGTGGAACCAGTACAGGCGGGAGCGGTAGGTAAAGTGGAATTCCTTGCGCTCGTCCCACCCGTACATGAGCAGGCCCTTTTCCTCGGCCGAGTCGGCCAGCAGCAGGGCGCCCTGGTGGCGGGCCTCGTCGAGGTCTTGCTCGATGCGCTTGGCGCGCTCGTCGTCGCCCTCGATGAAGGTCCAGCGCTGATGCAGGTCATTCCAGTCGACCTTTTTGGAGCCGCGCTGCGGGATGACAGCAGCCTCACACTTGAAGCCCAGAGCGCGGGCCTCCTTTGCCCAGCGGCGCATGTTGGCTTTGGCCACCGGTTCGTTGTCCAGTGCCCAGACCAGGCGCGGCAAGCGTTTGTCCGCCTCCTGGCAGGCCTTCTTGAGGGCGCGGAGCGACTCCTCGGGGAAGGGGGCGCTGCTCATCATGGAGACGGCAGGGGTGTCGTGGTGCAGCAGGGCGATGGCGTCGAAGATGCCCTCGACAATGTACAGCTCGTCGACGTCCACCAGCGTGAGGGAAGGCGGGCACCACCAGACGCCTTTATAGCTCTCGCCCGGTTTGAAGCGGGCCTTCTGTTTGCCGAAGCGCTCGGGGCGGTCGATCAGTCTTTCCCAGTAGCCGCCCTTGTCCAGAGGGAAGCGCACGGTGGCGCTGCCGGCGCCGATATCGCGGCTCCAGTAGTTTTCCTGAGTGAACCAGCCGTCAATGAGCTCGAGGCGGAATCCCCGGGCAAACTGAAGGTAGGCGCGCGCGGTGGCGGTTGGTTCCTCTGCGGTGGACGGCGCCTGCTCGCTCCAGTCGTTGAACAGGTCGCTGTAGAGGTCCTTGACGTGGACTCGGTGGTTGCACGCTTCCGGCCGGCCGCAGATCAGCATCCAGGGCGAGTCGTGGAAGGTGTACAGGGTGTTCTTGCCGCACTTGTGCGCCGGGCATCTGCCCTTGCGCATGTAGTTGGTGCCGGTCATGTGCTTGAGACCGAAGTCGGACTCAATCCGGCGGAGCACCTCGCCCCTGAGTTTCTCTTGCATCGTCATGGAGTTGCCTTACTGATTGGCGGCAAGGGCGGCTTGCAGCGCGCCGATGGTGCGTTTGTGGCCGGCAAGGGCCGGGTAGTCGTCGAGGATGCGGTTACTGCGCAAGCCCGCCGGCACGGTGCGGTAGCGGTCGTCATACCAGTGCTCTGTCATGCTC